ATGAGAGAAGAGCAGAAGCGCGGACTGGGCGAACGTCTGCAGATGGAGCGCAAGAAGCTCCGGCTGTCTCAGGGCGACGTCGCGGCATTCGTTGGCGTCACCCGGCAGGCTGTTTCGCTGTGGGAGAAAGGGGTGAACTGCCCATCTGCGATTCAACTTGCAGAACTGGCGGCGCTCTTTTGTTGTTGTGCTCACGTGTTGCTTTTTGGGGAGAAGCACCAGGCAAGCCTGCTCAGGATGCTGATGCCTGACAAGGTTGCGATTTCAAGCGCAGCAGTAGATTGATGCGCTTCGCTCCCCGGTCATTCCTGGCGCTGCTTGGCGTCCTGTAGTCCGATGATCTGCCTCGCAGTGCGATAGTGGGTGTCTATGGTGGTGCCCGTCGATGTCGATGGGAGTTGGCACGGCCAAGATGTACAGACACTCTCGAAACGCGGGCCTTCCCATGTCCTCGCGGGCTGAGCAAGAGATAGGTTGCTCAGAGGTGGCTAGGCATGCTGCCTGGGCTTTTTGGCAGATGGAGGTTTGGGGGCCTTGGTGGTCGACTTGACGGCCTTGGGCGGGGAGGGTGGGGTTGCTCCGCCAAAGGGGTCGGCTGCCGTGGGTTTGCCGGACGATGTCCGGTTGTAGGCATGGTTGACGTCAATCAGGAGGGCGTCTCGCTTTGCATCGTCCGGCAAGCCGCGAAATAGCATCACAAGCTGAGCTTCCAGTCCCGTCAATTGGGCGAAGTTCGTTGCCTCGGCCGGGCCTTCACCCCAAATCAGATACTCAGGCCGAAGGCCAAGCACCTTGCACATCTTGACAAATGCTCCCGCTCGAGGCTCGGCGGAGCGCCCCTTGATCAGCTCATTCAGCGCAGGCTGGCCGACGCCTACAAGCACCGCCAACTCCTTTTGCGTCAGATCGCGATGCTTGATCCACCAGGAGAGGCGTTCGCCAAAGGTCTGAAAGATGGGGATGGAGGTCATTGCAACATGATCCATCAAGAAAAAATCAGAATTCCGATTGACTTTAATATTCGGAATACCGATAATTTGGTTCATGAATACAGCGGAACTCATTACATTTTTCCGAACCCAGGCGGTGGCGGCACGTGCGTTGGGATGCGCGCAATCGACGATTGCGGAATGGGTTGCTGGCGGCGCAATCCCTGATTGCCGGCAGTACCAGGTGCAACTGGCAACTCAAGGCGTTCTCAAGGCGGACAAGCCCGCGCTTCGCTGTCTTTCCCTCTACGCAACGCCCCTATTCAGTCGACAGGAGGATTGAGTCACATGCTCACTCCACCTATGTACTTCTCATCAGCGGAAGAACTCCATCGCAATGAGCGCCTTAATTAGTCAACCTGACCCGGCGCCATATGCCGCCTCTGCGGTTGTGTTCGCCAGGCGAGTGCCAGACACGCAGACATCTGAAACACATTTCAAACGGAGCGATTCATGAGTCATTCAAAGATACCAGCTCGCGCGAGTGATCCATTCACCAGCGTTCGGGCAGCCGGACGCGCGGCCCGGTTTTCGTCGAGCCATTGCAATCGGATTCTCACGGCGCTCCGTAAGGCCGGTGAGTCTACTGCCGATGAACTGCAGCGTCTTACCGGGCTGACGGTGGTTCAAATTGACCGTCGATTGCCTGAACTCCTGCGAGACGGGAAAGTACGTGTGTGCCAGGCGCCGTCAGGGGGCGACATGCTGCGTGGCAAGTTCCGTGTTTGGGAGGCAGCTTGACGGCCAAGACCTTGCCGTGGTTGCGGCTCTATACGGAAATCATCGACGATGAGAAGCTGGGTCTGCTTGCATTTGAGGACCGCTGGCACTTCGTAGCCATCCTGTGTCTCAAAGGCAAAGGGGTGCTCGACAGTGAGCCTGATGCGGAGATGCTGCAGCGTAAGGTGGCGCTCAAGATGGGAGTCACTCTTCAGGAGTTGGAGAAGATTGTCGCGCGCCTGGCCCGTATGGGGCTGATCGATAGGGAAACCTGCCAGCCATGTGCCTGGGATACCCGCCAGATGCAAAGCGACTCAAGCACTGAGCGTGTGAAAGCCTATCGCGAACGTCTGAAACAGGCTCGAAACGTTTCGACAACGGTGCAAGATGCAGATACAGAGCTAGAAAAAGAAAGAGAAGAGAGAGAAGAGAAAAAAAAGCAATTTGCACGCACTTCAGCGCCTGCGTTCCAGCTTCCTGAGTGGATCAACCAAGCCCATTGGGATGCATGGCACTCCTGTCCAAAGCGGAAGAAGGCAACAAACGCGCAGAAGCAGATGGCCATTGACAAGTTGTCTGCCTGGAGGGCAGAAGGTGTGGACCATGCTGCAGCGCTGGAGAACGCTGCTATTGGCGGGTGGCAGGGGCTGTTCAAGCCTGACCCATCGGTGTCTGGATCGCGTTCAGTGCGCCGCTCTGCAACGGAGCACAAATATGCCGCTGCTGCGGCAGCAATATTTGACGGAGTCTTTGAATGAACAACGTTTCTATGCTGGTTGACGAGCCTGTGCGTTGTGGTCAAAAGCAATCCGAGTCGCGTGGCGAATCTGCCCTCATACGCAAGCTCTTTCTATTGCTGCACGGAAGCTATGGCAACCAGTTCGTATCGAAGTTTTCGACAGGAGAGAAGGACGCTAGCGGTAAGGATAAGGGGATTCGCGCCGCAATGATGGTGTGGGAGAGTGCGCTGTGCAAGTATGCGCCTGACGTTGTGGAAACGGCTGCCTGCCGGCTGCAGAAGGAGCATCCCGAGTTTCCCCCCAATCTTCCCCAGTTCGAAAAGCTGTGTGAGGCCGCGATGCCGCGTCATACCTATGTTGATGAACAGGGACATACCTCATTGGTAGCTTTTTCGGTTGAGCCGATAAGAGTGGATCTTGCCAGGCACAACGATGGAAAGGACTGGGCGCGAAGTCTTGTGGGGCGCGTGGAACAAGGCGACAAGAGCGTGCGACCAATCTGCCTGAAGTTTGCGCGCGAAGCACTAGGCATGGATAGGGTGCAGGTATGCATCGAAAAAATTTGGAAAGGAAGCCTATGAAAAGAGATCTTGAAATCATGGTGCCGTCGGATCTTCGTGAAGCCGAGGACATCCTTCGAAAGTATGGAGCATGGGCACAAGACCGTTGGCGCAGGCAACGGTGCGGCAGCGCTGAAGGACTCTACAAACATCCACCGATTCGCAGCGTAGACTGCGAGGTTCCTTTGGAGCCATTCATTCCCGACTGGTCCGCGATGCAAGTGCAACGTTGTCTTCAAGTCGTTCCAATGCAATTTCGCCGCGTGCTGTTTGCATACTATGTACCTCAACGAGAGCACCCGAACGCAGTCCGTCGAAAGATGGGAATGACCAACCGGGACTGGCATCAAGGGAGGATCTTTGGGTTGAAAAAATTTTGGATGATTTATTGCGCAAGGACTTGCAAATCTTCCGAAGGTGCGGCATAATTCCAATCACTAACCGCGAAATTGATTCGTGTGATCCGGTTGCCATGAGGCAGCCGGAGGCATGACAAGATGAAGTAAAGCCCGCAAGGTACAAGACTTGCGGGCTTTTTTGTTTTCATCCCGAAGCAAGCAAGGGCCGCGTATGCGAGGAATCACTACGCGGAGTCTCTTGCCGAAAGCTCAATCGGTGCTTGCAGAGCGAACAGCGTTCCCAGCCTTGTATGGCAGTCTGATGGGGACAATTCCAAGCTCGGATCAGATCAGCCCTGAGCTGAGTGCTCAGGGTTGTTGAAAGATGGGTGAGAGACGCAGCGCCATATCACCTCCGGATTGGTTGTGGCTCCTGGCGAACCTGCCATAAGCCAGACAGAACAACAACAGCGCTCACATATCGTTTGGCATGAGCTTCGGCATATCTTCTTTTCTATCTGGAGCAATCGCTCCCGACAACTGGCCTACTGGCCACTTCCCGCCCGCAAGGGTATTTCTCCACGCCCGCTGTCGCGGGCTTTTTTTTGTTTGTAGAAAGGCCCAACATGGCTATTCGACTCCCTGATGGCGCAACGATCGCTATCGCAACCGTTTACGGCACTGCAAAGGCCGTCAGCACCATCACCAACGCGGCACCAGGTGTGCTCACCAGTGCGGCTCACGGCCTGCAAAACGGTACATTCTTCGAGCTGAAGTCCGGCTGGCAGAAGATCTCCGAGCGCATCTGGAAGGCAGCGAATATCGCGGCCAACACCATCGAGGTTGCCGGCTCTGACACCACCGACACCAATCGCTTTCCAACCGGTGCCAGCCTGGGTTTGCTGCGCGAAATCATCACATGGGTGCCGATCCCCCAGGTTCTGAGCATCGAAACCCAGGGCGGCGAGCAACAGTTCTGGTCGGGCTCATTCCTGGAGGATGACTTTGACCGCCAGCTGCCCACCACCAGCAGCGCGCAGTCCATCACCCTGGGTATTGGCGACGATCCGACCCTGCCGGGCTATCAGGCCCTGAAGGCGGCAGGCGAGAAGCGCGAAGTCCGTGCGTTGCGTGTGAACCTGCCCGATGGTTCGGTGATTCTCTACAACGGCTACGTGTCGTTCAACGAAACGCCGACGCTGACCAAGGGACAGGTGATGCAGGTGAATGCAACCTTCTCCCTGCAGGGCCGTCCGGTCCGTTACTGACCGAATTCCTTCCGCGAAAGCGGTTGCCACAACCCGCCCGGGACAACACCGCGGCGGGTTTTTTCATACCCGCCCGAACGTATGCGGGACGGGTCTTTTTTCTCTACTCTGAAAGCAAAATACCATGGCAAAAATCATCCTCGGAAAGCGCCCGGAAACCTTTAAGCGCAAGGTCAAGTTCCCGATGCTGGACGGCTCGGAAGGCGTCATTACTTGTGACTTTGTGTATCGCACAAAGAAGGAGTTCGGTGAGCTGATCGACCTGATCACCAAGGACGCCAAAGCCGAAGAGCAAGGCGGCGATGTCGCTGATTCTCTGGGTTCGATCCTCTCCAAAACCATCGGAAAGAATGCCGAATATCTTCTGCAGATCCTCAAGGATTGGGACGTCGATGCGCCTCTCAATCAGGAGAGCGCAGAGCAGTTGTCCGATGAGCTTCCTGGCGCAACTGCCGCGATCATGGAGACATACCGCGTAGCGATCGCGGACGGCCGCCTGGGAAACTAAAGGAAGCTGCACGGGCACTGTACGAGCCGGAGGCATCGGACGCCGAGTTGGCTGCTTTCGGTTTCAGGCCATCGGATTATCAGGACGGCGGGGTCGAGGTGTGGCCGGAAAACGTACACGCCTTCAATATCTTCTACGCCATGCGCCATCAGTGGCGCGTGAGTGAAGGGGTGGCTTTCGGCCTCGATCACAACGTGCTGTTCACCCGGATCGATCGGCTGCGGCTTTCCGATGAGGATGCGGCCGAGCTCGAGGAAGACGTGATGACGATGGAGGCCGAAGCCCTGAGCGTCATGAACGACGAGCGAGAGAGACGAGCGAAGAATGCGGCCCGATCGCACTGACTTGGGCAGCACGCCTCTTTCATCTCCCAGAGGGATGATCTCCCTGTACCAGCGTCAGCATTGCCAACACAGCCGTAGCTGACGAATTGCCAGAACTGGCTCAATTGGACGATGACTGCAATTTCAATGAAGTCGAGTTTCAGGCGCAAATGGCGAACTTGTTTGTATAGCAGCTCGCATATCAACCCGCTCCGTCGGGTTCTTTTTTTTCAGGCTCGCGCTGGCGAGCCTTCTTGAAAGGCTTACGCACTACCGCGTGGGCCTTTTGCATTTGAGGTGGTCCACATGGCAGGTGAAGAAAGAAAAGTCGAATTGAAGATCGACGTGGACAGCGCTGAAGTACAGGCGGGTCTTGATCAGATCAATCGTGGCGCCAAGGATATGGCGCAGAACGTAGTGCGCGCCGGTGAGGTTGCCGCTGCCGGGATTTCAGCGGTGGGTGACGGTGCTGACGCTACCGCCAGGAAGGTTGAAGAGTCTCAGCGCAAGATCAGTGATTCGATCAAACGTACCAGTGATGTAGTGAGTGGGCAAGCAGTGGAAGGTATCGCAAAGCTCGATACTGAAATGACTAAGGGTGCTACAACCCTCAGCGCCTATGGAAAGACTGCGCAGCAAACCCAGGCGGCGCTGAGCGGTATGCCTATTCATTTGACAGATATCGTTACTTCCCTGCATGGGGGGAAGGCACCTCTTTCCGTGGTGTTGCAGCAGGTAATCCAGCTGAGTGATGCGTTTGGCGGAGTCATGCCTGGTATCAGGGCCCTGGGAGACGCTTTCGTCGGCTTGTTGTCGAATCGCGCAATGCTTGCAGTTCGTGCTATGAGCCTTTTGGTCACTGCATACAGCGAAGGCTCTAAGGAAGGACGTGCATACCAAGAAGCTTTGGTGTCCTCTGGCAACGCCGTGGGTGCGACTGTTGGCCAACTCAATGGCATGGCTGCCAGTATTGATCAGGTAGTTGGAACTCAAGGAAAGGCTGCTGAAACTCTCGCTTTGTTTGCGGGACAAGCTGTGGCGGGAGTTGGGAGTCTTGAGGCCTACGCTGCGGCAGCGATCTCATGGGAGCGTGCAACGGGACAGGCGGTTGGTGCTACGGCAAAGCAGTTCGCCAGTCTCAAGGAAGATCCTCTTAATGCTGTCCTAAGGCTCAATGATGGAATGAATTTTCTGACCGATGGAGTCTACGCACAGATAAAAGCGTTGGTAGATCAGGGGCAGTCTGCCGAAGCCACGAAAGTTGCGCAAGATGCTTTGGCTAGTGCGCTGCAGAGCCGTTCTACTGAGATGGTTGGAAACCTTGGTGTCGTCGAACGCGCGTGGAGAAGTGTGAAGGGTGTCGTGGAAGAGACCTGGGACACACTCAAAGGCATTGGCCGTGACATAGGCCCAGAAGGTCGGCTTGCCGCACAACAGCAAGCTGTCGACAATCTCGAAGCCCTTGAGGCGCGTGGAGGGACTGCGCCTGAAACACCGCAGTTCAAGGCACGTATCGCTGCTGCCCGGGAAGCACTTCTGCTCATGCAAAATGAGGTAGCGTTGAATCAGTTGAACGCGTCTTTCGAAGCCGAAAGAGCAACCCGGGTAAGTGCGCGAGCCGATGTGGAAAAGGATGCTGTCAAGTATCTAAGCGAGCAACAGAAGATACAGCAGCAAATTGCTGTAGAGACGGGAAAAATTCGTGCGGCGTATACAGGCCTCACCGACGATGAATCGCTTCAGAAAATGAATGCCGAAATCAAGGATCGTGAGACGGCGATTCGCGAAAGCCATTCAAAGAAAGGCTCTGCGGAAAATTCGGCAAGTGTTGGCGAGAGTGAGATTGCCCAAATCAAGAAGCGCACTGAAGCCCAGCGGGAGTATCTGAAGTTGCTTCAGGCATACGGACCGGAGGCCGATAAGCTCACTGAAGCTGAGAAGTTGGTCATTAAATTTAAGGGGGATTTGAAAGAGAGCATATCCGGGGTTACACGCTCTCGGAGAGAGGATGTTTTGGCGGTGGCCGAAGCGCAGGTTGCGGTAGAAAAGCAGGTGAAGGGTGAGAAAGAGCGCATCTCTGTACTCGAAAAATCCAAGGCAGCATATGCAGCGTTGATCGAAGACACCACTAAGTCGGCTCAGGCACTTAACCAGAATGCTGATGAAATTGCCCTGTCAAACGAGTTGTATGGGAAAGGCCGTACTGCTATCGAGCAGTATCGACTGTCTCTCATTCAAGCGAAGTTGGCTGAGGTGGAGGATGGAAGCGACAGCACTTATGACCCTGAATACGTTAAGGCACTTTACGCGAAACTGGATGCACAAACCCGCGTGGTTTCAGAGACGCGTGTCAACGAGTTCAAGCAGATCAATCAGCACGCAGATGAACTGCTGGCGAGTGCCAACGCCATGGCTACTGCGTACAAGGACGAGGCTGCACTGTCAGGACTCACTTCATTGGAGCGCGCAAAGATTGTTGCGATGCGCCAAGTCGAACTCAAGTATGCGAAGGAGCTTGAGCGTATTGACAAGATGGAGCCGGGTAAGGAGCGTGATGCGGCACGGGCCAAGGTCGAGCAGGCCCAGCAGATTGAAGGTGAGGCCGCGGTGTCGAAGGCGATCCAGGATGACTGGAGGAAGACAACCGATCAGATCAATCAGTCGCTGACCGATGCATTGATGCGTGGCTTTGAGTCGGGAGCTTCCTTCGGCAAGAGTCTGCGTGACGCCTTGAAGAGTCTGTTCAACACGTTGGTGCTGCGTCCGATCATCAGTGCCACCATGACACCGATCTCCGGCACCCTTGGTAGTCTTGTTCAGAATGGTGGCGTGGGAATTCAAGCGGCTAGTGGCGCAAGTGGCCTTCTCAACATGGGTGACAATTTGTCCTCGCTTTGGAGCATGCTCTCCAATGGATTGAATGCAGCCTCCATGGGGGCGGGATGTTGTCTGGGCTCGCTCGCGGGGCTTACTCCATGGGCTTTGAAGGCGCATCTGACCTGATTCGCTCATTCCAGTCCGGGGTGATGAGTACATCGTCCTGGTCGTCCGCCGCAGTGGCTGCCAAAGCGGGGGATCGCAACTTGCGGGTCTGATTGCCGGTTCACTTATGAACGGATTTGCCGGATATGGCCTTTCCAAGTTCCTGTCTGGAGGGTACTCCGCCGGAAGCTGGGTCAACACAGTGGCCGGTATTGCGTCGATGATCCCTGGTATTGGCCCCATCGCCGGTGTGATTGGTGCTGTCGTCAACCGTGCTTTCGGTCGCAAACTCAAGGACTCTGGAATTGAGGGTGAGTTCGGCGGTGAAACGGGGTTCGAGGGAAGGGAGTTTGAGTTCTACAAGGGGGGCTGGTTCCGTTCCGACAAGACCAAGTACAAGCCTCTCGAGGAAAAGACCCGGAAGGGTTTTGCCGACACCTTCATTGGCTACAAGGAATCGATCGAGGGAATGGGCGAGAGCCTGGGATTTGGGGCCGACCTTCTGGAGGGATTCACTTACAAGGTGAAGATCAGTTTGAAGGGGTTGTCTGAAGAAGATGCGGCCAAGAAGATCCAGGAGGAATTTGACAAACTTGGCAATGCCATGGCTGGTGTGGTGCTCACTACCGACGAATACGCCAAGGAGGAAGAAACTCGTTTACAGACGTTGACGCGCTTGTCTACCAGTCTGCAGACCGTCAATGAGTGGCTGAAAGTCACGGGCGATCAGCTGTTTACCGTAGGTCTTGCCGGGGCTGATATGGCCTCTCAATTGATCGACGCGTTCGGGGGAAGGATCAGTTTGCTTCGGTGACATCAGGTTACTACGACAAGTACTTCACAGACTCGCAGAAGATCGACAACGTCATGAAGCAGATGAGCACGGCGATGAAGGAGCTGGGTTTTGACTCGGTGCCTGCGAGCCGAAAGGCAATGATGGATCTCATCAATGCCCAAGACTTGACGACGGAGGAAGGCCGAAAGACCTATGCCGCGCTGATGGGCGTTGCCAACATCCTCGACACGGTTTACACGTCTGCGGAGCAGCTAAAGGCTCTCGAAAGTGATCTGGACATCCAGCTCCTTCGAGCAACTGGAAAGGAAGATCAGGCTGTCGCGCTCGAGCGCGAGAGGCAGATTAGAGAACTGGAGTCTTACGGCGATGATGTGAGTAAGACCATCATTGAGAAGCAAAAGGCAATTTGGGCTGCGCAGGATGCGGAAGCGCAGAAGGAGGCGGCACTCTCCTTGACGGGTCTCACTGTTGAATCGATGGTCTCCGGATTCCTTAACGAGGTGAATGAAGGGCGTGGCGCGCAGGCCGGTGAGTGGTTGGCTGAGACGATATCGGCCGGCTTCGAGCAGGCAATTTACGGCCAGGCGCTCACCGTAATCATGAACTCGATCATCGATGGCGTCATCACTCCGGTGATTACCGCCGCGATGACAGGATCCGCTGTATCTGCCGCTGTGTCTGGTGCAGCGATTGATGCGATGGTGAGGAACGCGACGGCCGCAGCTGATGCTCTCTCGTTGCTATTGAACGATCCGGCATTTCGGAAGGCGATGGAGGAAGTCATCGGGACTGTGCGCGACTTGGGGAATTCCGTTGGTGCGAAGATCCCGAGAATGACTTCAACCGCTGCAGCATCGGCGGCGAAGGCGACAGAGGCGGCGAAAAAAGCGCAGGATGAGGCGTTCAACTTCGCCATGCGTACGCTGGAGCAATCCACGTCGCGGCAGCTGAAGTCGCTGGAGACACAGAAGTCAGCGTTGGCCGAACAGCGTTCGCTTGCTGAGGAGTCTCTGAGTCTCATCACCGGGATCTTTGATCTGGTACATGAGAGCGCACGGGACCTCTACGGCGACGTGGCGGGGGCGCAGGAAATGCAGGCCTCACAAGGGCGTGCATTCATCACGCAAGCACTTTCGGCTGCGAAGCTCACGGGCTACCTGCCGGACAAGGACCAACTCAGCGAGGCGATCAGCGCGGCCAGGCAAGGCCTCGACAACGGCTCCTACATGACGCAGTTCGACCGAGATTTCGACACACTGAAGCTCGTGGGCGAACTTTCGGCATTGGAAGAGCTGAGCGGAAAGCAGAAGACCATTCAGGAGCAGCAGCTTGATTCGCTCGATCAGCAGATTTCGGCAATCGACAAGCAAACCGAGTTCCTGCAGGAACAGCTGGCCAACATCAAGGACCTTGTGTCCATCACCAAGGGCGAGTATGACGCCACCATGTCGGTGGACCAGGCGGTGCGCGAGGTGATGAGGCTCATGCCGGGGTTGCGCGATTCTGGCGGGGGTGCTGGAGGAGCCAGCGGTGGTGGCTCACCGATCGGTGGAGGCACCGGGTCTTCAGGCCCAGCGACTCCGCCACGAGAGTACAAGCGGGAAGTGGTGACGCCGACCGGATCGTTCTGGCAAACCGTGACTGGTGCAGACGCTGAATACCTGGCGAAGGTAGACAAGTGGCTGGACAAGTGGCGGGGATCTGGTGACGTGAAGGGGATGCTGCTCGAAGGCAAGGACCGTGGCTATCGAATGATCGACATCTCGTCGGTCATGGGCTGGAGCTTTCGCGATCTGGTGGCCGCTGGAAAGAACCTGGGGATTCCTCAGTTCGCCAAGGGCACCAACTACGTGACGCAAGACACGTTGGCTGTGGTCCATCAGGGCGAGCGCATCATGTCGAAGGGCGATAACAGAGCGCTGTTCACAGTGCTCGAGAACGGTCAGGAAAGCGACAAGACGGCACGCCTGGAGGCTTTGGTCGAAAGGTTGATCGATCGCGTCGAAGTGATCGGTGGTGAGCTTGTGCGTCAAGAACTGAGGGTCGCGAAGGTGCTGGAGCAATTCAATACCGACGGCATGCCATCTCAAAGGAAAGAGGAAGCCATAGCATGAGCGTTTCCGCACTACGTGTAGTGCGGCCCGTGCTCATCACCCCCGAAATGCTGGTCAGTACCAGCGTTCCTGAAGCCGACTACGGCGAATGGAGCGCTGGCGCCAGCTATTCCGCGGGCGATCGGGTCATCGTGGCTGCAAAGCACAAAATTTACCAAAGCGCCATCGACGCCAACATGGGCAACAACCCGGCCGTTGCGTCGAAAGAGCCTAAATGGCTGGAAGTCGGTGCAACGAACCGCTGGAAAGCCTTCGACAAGTCTGTGTCGAGTCAGACGATGCAGGCTTCGAGCATCAGCTACCGGTTGAAAGTTGGCCAAGCTGTTACCTCGCTCGGCGTACTGAACATTCGAGGCGCTACGGCGCTTCGGGTTCGGATGATTGATCCGAGCTTTGGAACGGTCTATGACAGAACGATCAACCTCGCAAGCATTCCTGTGTCGGCCGGTTGGTACGAGTGGTTTCTCGGCGAACGGCGCACACCTACGCAGGCACTACTTACCGATCTGCCGAGCTACCCCAATGCGGATGTCCTCATCGATGTCACTGGCACGGTGGAGCTTGCGGTTGGGGTGATCCTGCTCGGACAAATGAAGCAATTCACCATGGGCGTACTGCGAGGTGCGCGTGTGGGAATACAGGACTACAGCCGCAAGGAGCGCAACGAGTTCGGCGACGTGATGGTCGTTGAACGTGCTTTCGCGAGGCGGGCGAACTTCTCGATGCTGATGGTGAGCGGCGAGGTCGATGCTTTCAACGACTTCCTTGCCGAAGTCCGGGCGCTGCCCTGCCTTTGGATCGGTTCCCGCAAGTACGAATCCACGACGGTCTACGGGTTCTACAAGTCCTTTGACATCGTCCTCAACTACGCGGAATACGCGGATACAGAAATCGAATTGGAGGGTCTTACATGACCGATATTGTCAAGCCGACAGACATTGATGCTCTGCCACCGGAGCCGTTGCCGACCGATCCGCCGGCGGAGTTCAACACCAAGGCGTTCAACCTGGTGGCTGCGCTGAAGAATCTGGTGAACCAGACGAACACGGCAACTGCGAACGTCTGGAACAACTCCAAGGCGGCGCACGAGCGCGCGGTCACTGCCGGCGCATCTGCATCGGATGCTGCCGGCAGCTCCGGACTGGCATCGAGCCGGGCTGTCGAGGCAGCGGCGAGCGCGGAGCAAGCGAGCGGCTACGCATCCACAGCGGCTACGGCGGCGGGCAATGCTAATGCATCATGGTCGCAGATGCAGAAGCTGTATCTGGGTATCAAAAGCACGCCACCGACAACTGATAACCAAGGCCAACCGTTACAGGATGGTGCTTGGTACACGAATGAGACCAACGATTTCTGGTACTGGTGGAAGGGCGGCGCTTGGAAGATCGGCGTTGGTGATCTGAGTTCTGTTGACTACACAACCCAGGTGGTCAATAAGCCTCAGACACTCGCGGCCGTGGGCATCGCGGACATGACTGCTGCGCGCAATGAGCTCAGTGCTCCCTCGAAAACTGGTGGTGGTGCAAGTGGGACGTGGCCTATCAGCATTTCAGGGAATGCAGCGACGGCAACCAGCGCAACGACGGCAGGCAGCGCGACCACTGCAAACGGTGCGAGTGCAGGGTGGACTAGCGCCGCAGTCAATGCGAATACCAGTTCTGATGGCAATACAGCTATGACGGTCCGCAACAACAGCGGTTCAGGTGACACAGGACTGGCAGCCTTTGCACTGCTTTGCCAAGGCGCGTATGGCATCAAAGTGAAACTCCGCGCCGATGGCTATTTCGGCATCGGTGGGTGGAGTCGAACGGCCTGGAGTTGGTATAGCGACCCATCCGGAAACATGACGGCATCGGGCAACGTGACCGCGTACTCCGATCCACGCCTGAAGGATGATGTGACGACCATCGAGGATGCGCTCGCCATCATCGAAAGGCTGGATGGCGTGCGCTTCACATGGAACAACAAGACGAAACTGATCGGTCGCCCCGGCAAGCGCGATATTGGGTTGCTGGCCGACCAGGTTGAGGACGTGCTCCCCGAGCTGGTAAGCCTATCAATCCCTGATGCTGATAACGACGGCGAGCAATGGCGCACGGTGGCCTACGACAAATTGGGCCCTGTGCTCGTTCAAGCCGTGAAACAACTGAGCGCACGCGTAAAACAACTGGAGTCCGAGCAATGACCAAGACTTACCTTCCAATCACTGAACCCGGTACTGTTCGCCAGCGCGTCATGCGTGTTGAGATGAACTACAAGTTCGATTCTGTGCCTTACATCGTGTGGCTTGAGGAGGAACAGATCATGCTCGCGGATGGCTCCTACAAATACGCGCCCGCCGGCTTCATGAGTACCCAGGCCAACTCCGACAGCCTGGCGGAAATGTTCCCCATCATCAATCCCGACACCGGGCAGGAGCTGCGGCAGATGTCAGGACGGGAGCTTTTGGTGGCGATTCAGAGCTACTATATTTTCAAGGCGACACAGCGTGATGCCGAGGCCGCCACAGGAGCACTGACACCATGACATTGCCAAGCGCCGGACCGCTTTCGATTAGAGATATTGCAACCGAATCGGGTAGGGCAAATAACCTGGGTGCGTTCTATAGCGCCTTTCCCGGTATTCCTGCATCTGGCTCGATCTCGATTTCGCAGTTTTATGGAAAGTCTGCAACGTTCACTCTTAACATTGTTGCTGCAGTCGCGAGCCCTAACATCCGCCAACTGGCGATGAACGCCGGGTGGGATCAGTCGGCAAAACTGATCGTCAACGTGAATGCAGACATCAACACGTTGCGGCTGGATGCGGGATTGTCATTTCCCCAAGGGGTCAGGCTCAATATCTCTGCTGGCGTTCGCGTTGGTGGAGTCCGCAATGGCGGCACCGCGTTGTTCACACGCGTGCCTGTCGAAATCAACAACCTCGGCACGATATCTGGCGGCGGTGGTGCTGGCGGAGCAGGTGAATCGGTGTATTTTGAGCAGGCGGGGCAAGGCTCTTCGTCTCGTGTGTGGTGTGGCGGCGGCACAGGTGGCGATGGCACCGGATATGTCAACACGGCGTCGCTGGCCGTCACAAGTAGTTCAGGAGCTGTAGCGACAACCTACTCCTACACGGGTGACGTGGTGGGGGGCACTCAGGCGTGGGGGCGCGGTGGAACTGGAGGCAATGGAGGTGGTTGGGGCGCAAACGGTTCATATGGGCAATCCAATACAGCGTTCGGAGGAGGCTATGCGAACGCTGGGACGTGGGTTGTGGCCCAAGCTGGTCGCACGGCTGGCGCATACGTGGATGGCAACAGCTTTGTGACCTGGTTGACGCCGGGCGTCCGCATGGGCACTGTGGCTTGACACTCAGCACATTACCTTCAACCCGCTTCGGCGGGTTTTCTTTTAAGGGAGAACAGAAATGAACATCAAAGAAATAATCTGCAAATTCTTGCGCAAGTTCTGCGTGCGCTGTTGTCCACTCACAGTAGAGCTGGATGGGGACAGCATCCTGTTTGGCGTGCTGCTGGAGCGCAGTCCCGCCATGGTCATGAAGAAATTGCGTCCCAATTGGACGCTGACGGATCGCAATGCATGTGGCCTGAAGTTGGCGGACTTCATGGTGGGTTACCAGGAGCCGTTCCCTGGTGCGCCGGAATACATGTATCCGGCAGGCCCACAGCCTGCGTTCAAGGATGCACCTCACAACTCGCAAATCATTGTGCTGGGCCTGGGGCTCAATGACTCCAATGGGTTGCTTGCGCCAGGTGACTATCGACAGCACTTGTTGGAAGCACTGAAGGTCATTCGCGATGCGGGTGCAGTGCCTGTGTTTACCGGAATCGTGCCCTTTCCAAGCGGCTATTACGATCCCGCGATGGACGCGAATCTCATTGAGTTCACGAAAGTCATGCGCGACGTGGCACAAGAGCAAGATGTGGTGTATGCAGGCTGGGACGAGGAATATCAAGGTGAAGGTGACCTGCAGCCTGATCACATCCATCGGACCCAGGATGCTTCGGACCGGCTGGCCTTGCGACTCATTGCGGCAATCGATGAGGCAGCAAAACGCGTATAGGTTGCCCCTCTCTATCCAAACCCGCTTCGGCGGGTTTTCTTATTGGAAATACATATGAGCAGCACGACTGAAAGCGTTGGCATTGTCGCGGGAAAGACGGCTGCCTATGGAGGTGGCGCAACGGCGTTTGTCAGTGGCCTCACATTGTCCGAGGTCGGTGTGATCGTCGGTATCGTTGTTGCGGTGCTGGGGCTGTTGCTGGGGCAGTTCTGGAGCTGGCGACGCGACCGGCGCGAGCAGCGCGAAATGGATGTGCGGCTGAGCCATGACATTGGGACGGGGTGGGACAAGCTATGAGTGATCGAGCCAGGCTCATCGCCAAGATCGGGGCTACTGCGGCAGCCCTTGTCATTCCTGTGGTGGCGTACTACGAAGGCAAGGTCAATCGAACCTACGTAGACCCGGTTGGAGTGCTCACATCGTGCTATGGCCACACTGGGTCGGAACTGAAGTCGGGGCAGACATTCACTGATGAGCAATGTCTGGCGCAGCTTGAGGCCGACCTGGTCAAGCACGCAGTGGCATTGGACTGCGTTCGGCATTCGCTGAGCGATGGTCAAAAGGCCGCATTCCTGTCCTTTGCCTTCAACGTGGGCAATGGGGCGTTTTGCAACTCCACACTTGTCCGCAAGGCGAATGCGGGTGATATGTCGGGTGCATGTGCCGAGCTGTCCCGCTGGACAGTAGCGGGCGGTAAAGAACTGCCCGGACTGGTCAAGCGGCGGGCGACAGAGCGCGCGTTGTGCGAGAGGGACTTATGACTGCGCAAATCAAGATCCTCGCCTCTCTGGTCATCCTCGCATTGGGCGCGGCAGCCGGGTGGGTCGTCAACGGTTGGCGCGCGGAGGCCCGCATTGCCTCACTGAGGGTGGATCACGCCCAGGTGCTGGCCGACATAGCCACCAAGACCGCAAGCACCATGCAGGCGGTCCAAAGAGCAGGAGCAGCAGCCAATGCAGCCATCCAGGCAGCCGACGAAAAATCAACGAAGGGAATTTCAGATGCAAAAGCTGAAACCGACCGCCTGCGCGCTTGTGTCGCTGCTGGCACTTGCGGGGTGCGCATCGTCACCCGATACGTGCGTGAACCCGGTAGTGGCGGGGCCGCAAATCCAGGCACCAGCGGCGTGGTCCATGCAGCCATCGAACTCGACCGAGAAACTGCAAGCCGTTTTCTCGATCTCCGGGAGTCCGTTGAGTTCGACGCAGAGAAGCTCGGCTACCTCCAGCGATACGCTGAAGCCTGCTTCGCGGCTCGGCTTCAGGTTGCGGAGTGA